AAGAGAGATAAGAGAGGTAGAGGAAGGGTACTACAGAGAAAAGCTAGAAGGAAAAGATAAAGCAGCGCTTATATTTGCGGAAATCGGAACATCACTAACTGTAGGGTTTATGTGGTGGCTTGCGATCATAATTATTATAGGCGTAGCGATAATGATAATCACAGGAGAAGACATATAAGCATGAATATGACGGAATCAGAAGACCAGGCACAGCGAAACGTATTTGACTGGGCGAGGTGGCAAAAAGGGAAATACCCACAGCTTAAGGCTATGTATCATGCAGCAAACGAAGGAAAGCGAAGCACAAGAGCCGGAGCAGAACTTAAGCGCCAGGGAATGAAGCCAGGAGTAAGTGATATCTGCTTACCGTATGCTTCGGGAAAATACAACAACCTGTATGTAGAGCTGAAAGTAGGGAATAACAAAGCATCGGATAACCAGCTTAAGTTTATAGATACGATAAACGGAATTGGCGGAAAAGCAGTTATAGCATACGGAAGCGAAGCGGCTATAAGCGTGATAACTGCATACCTGGAAGGGACGATAGACAGCTTAGAAATAGCAAGCGATACATACCCACCGGAAAAAGCAAAGATTACAGAACGGGCGAATAAGAAGAGGTTTATAGGTTTTTGTGGCGCAGATTGTAGAGAATGTAATAACAAAGGCTGCCAGGGAAGGACAATAGACGACGCGTTAAGCCCGGGACTGCTACCAGCAACGTAAAAAACAGTACAAAAGATAAAAGCTTGTAACTGCTTATGGTTATATGGCGAAGCAAGGAAATAATATGTCACACACGAAACACGGAAACGAAGCACCAGCGGCGGAGCGGGAAGCTGCCGCCGCAGAAAGGGAAGGTTTACAAATGAAGGCGATTGAATGGTTAAGAGGAAAATTACATATTGAGCCGGACGAAAGAAAGATAGGCAAGAAATATTATGAAAAATGCGATAAGGGTACAGCCACAGAACTGGAAGCGTCTTACTCTACATACATGATATTGAAAGACAAAGGATATGAGCCGGACGATATTTTAATATTACTGGAAGAAGATAACGGGAAGTTTACCGGGAAGAAACTTACAGTACAGGTATACAGCACAGAAAGAGAAATAGAAGGCTTGTTAGATGGCTACTGTGTCTTAATGGTCGAAAATATGGGCTTAGCAGCGTGGAAAGTGAAATAAAAGAAAGTGAGGTAGAACGAATGAGAACAGTAGCAGTAGTAAACTTAAAGGGCGGAGTTGGAAAGAGCACAACAGCTATTAACATGGCTTTGATTATGAGCCAGGCACACGGAAAAAACGTATTGCTGATAGATAACGACTTCCAGGCAGCAGTTACTAAATTCTTCGGAAAGCACAGCTATGATAAGCCGAGCATGGAAGACGTACTTAGAAATCCGATGCTATCAGCAGAAGACGTAATTATACCGAGTGGGCGTTGGGGCTTAGATATTATCCCGGCAAATATGAACATGATCGCGGCAGCAGACGACCTTATAACAGATAAAGACAGCGACCAGATAGGGCGGATAAGAAATATCTTAGAACAGGTAGAAGAAGAATACGACTACTGTATTATTGATTGCCACCCGAGCGTAGGGATAGAAGTACTTAACGCACTGGCAGCAGCAGAAGACATTATTATACCGATTAAGGCAGACAAGAACGCTTTAGACGGAATGGAAGAGCTAGACGATATTATACAGGAAATCAGACCGTATAACGAAAAGCTGGAAAGCGTGCGCTGCCTGGTAACGATGTATACGAAAGATATTGATGTAATAAAAGGCGAGGAAGTCTTAAGAAATAGCAAATACGACGTATTTACTACACATATCAGACATAGCAAGAAAGTAACAGCATGGACGTATGAGAACGGGCAGAGCTTGTTAGAGACAACACCGAGAAGCGCAGCGACAAGAGATTATAAGAACCTGGTATTAGAGTATATGGGAAAGAGGATATAAAGATGTTAAAAGTAGGAGATACAATAAAATGCGCAGATAAAGACGACTTAGTAGAGACACATAATATATTACAGCGACAAGGGTATGATACAGATTTCCTATACGAGAAGGACGGAAAAAAGGCTTGTGGCTGGAAATAAAGAAGGTAAAAGATGTAGAAAGGGGCTAATGCATGGGGATATACAGGGAAGTAAATACGATAGTAACGTGTGATATGTGCAAAGAAAATATAACAGGTTGGAGTAGCACAGGAACAGGAGTAAGCAAAGCCTGGGCGACACACTACGCAAGGATAGAAGGCGCGACAGTTGGAAAGAAAGGCATAATGTGCAAAGAGTGCCGTATAGCAGAAAGACAAAGAAAATGCGGATTGATTAAGAAGGTAGGACACCCAGGAAAAGACGAAGACGAAAAATGTTTAGGCTTTGATATTATGGAAAATTGCAAAAGATGTATAGCTTATACGGGCTTTGATTGGGAGAAAGAAGCTAGAAAGTTTAAATTTTAGGTACGGAAGAAAGGAGATAGAACAATGGGAAAGATTGGCATAGGCGACAGACTTAACGCAAACAGCAAGAAAAATATTATTTTCGCAAAGGACTATAGAAAGGTACGCTTAGACCCACGTACATTGATTCCGTCAGAGCATAACAAATACAGCCAGGACAATATAGAAGAACTGGCGGACAATATGCTTTTAGTCGGACAGCTACAGGAAATCATAGTAGGGCGCGTAGATGGACAGGACAGAATAATAGTAGGACATAGACGTACAGCGGCAGCAGTCCTTAATATCGAACGCGGGCATGATGAATTTAAGCTTGTGGACTGCAAGATAAAGGAAATGAGCGAAAGCTTATTTATGCTGACACTTCATAGTGCAAATATCTTTAATAGACAGCTTAGCGACTGGGAATTAACAAACGGCGTAGCTGAGTTTAAAAAGTACCTGGAACAAGCCAAGGAAGCCGGAGAGTTGGTTATAGAGGGAAAAATGAGAGACTATATAGCAAGTGCTACCGGGAAGTCTACAGGTAAAATAAATCAGATCAACAGCATTAACAATAATTTGTGCGAGGAAGGCAAGGAAGCATTTAAGGACGGAAAAATAAACTTTTCTACAGCGTATGAAACTTCCAGGCTGCCGGAAGAAAAACAGCATGAAGTTATTGAAAATGGAGAGCTGTTAAGTAAAGACGTTCGGGAAATGGTAAAAGAAGAACGAGAGAAGAAAGAAGCAGAAAAGAAGCCGGGCGACGATTACGAGCCAGCACACCCGGAAAGCATTACGAGCCTATGCTATTCTTGCTTGTATTACAGTGAGTGCAACGTAAAAACGGGAACTTGTGAAAAGTGCGATAAGTACACGAATAAGGCAGAAGCGGAGAAGACAGAAGAACAAAAGTATGAGGAAGAACAGGCGGTAATAGACCGGGATACAAAAGCGAAGCTACGGCAGCAGTCCGATGATAAGAAAATGGAGACACTACCGAGCGAAGCGGCGGCAGCAGAACCAAAGACACACATTATACGGCTTGCGGCTATGTACTTTGATGATGTGGCAAGCGGTAAGAAAAGCTTTGAACTTCGGAAGAATGACCGGGGATACAAGGAAGGCGACGTATTAGAGCTTATGGAGTTCAAAGACGGACGCAATACAGGAAGAGAGATAAAAGCGGATATTATCTATATGCTGGAAGATTACAGCGGCTTAGAAGAAGGCTGGTGTATCCTGGGAATAAAAGTAAGACCCGAAGAAAAAAGAAGTTAATTTACCGGGACAAATAGATATAGAGGAATACTTAAACGAAGCAGAAAAATAAAAGGTGTCAGAATCTGACACGGAAAGGAAATAACAATGTGGTGCGAAAGGTATAAAAGCACAACAACACTTGTAACGGAATGTGAATGTAAAACTTGTTTTATGTGTGAATATTGCGAGCCGGAAGATGGAGAGGAAGAGGACTATGATTACTAAAGGGCAAAGAGTAAAAGTGATATGCAGCGAAGCTAGGCTTAAGGAAGTAGGCGTAAGGCAGAAACATATTAAGCATATCCTGGGGAAGATAGGAACAGTGAAGGAAATACGGAAGCTACCGAACACGGAAGATATGTACGCTTACTTTGTACATTTCCGTTACGTGAATTTAAAAGCAGCACCAGGGAATAAGAAACCCTACTACGCAATGCTAGACGATATGATAGAGCCTATCAACCTGGAAGTGATAGGAGAGAAAAAGGAATGATAAAAAAGATTACAAGCTTGAAAGACATAAGATTACAGGACATTTTGGATACAGAAAGGTTAAATAGAACTATACAGAATATACAGGACAGCTTAAAGAAGTGGGACGAGAAGCTTATGAAGGAAGCAATAATAGCAGGACTTAAGGTACAAACACGGTTAGGAAGTAAAGAAGCAAAGAAAGAATTAAAACGGTACAACATAAGAGACAGAGAAAAGCAGATCATACGAGCCAGGCGGCGGCAGCAGTTGTTACGTGAGAACCAGGACAGGAGTAATAACTGGAAGAGAATACATGGACTGCCAGCCACAAGAAAAAACGGTAGCAAAACTAAGCAAAGTATAGCGGGAACACGGCAAAAAGGAATTGAAACAAAGAAAACTTTATGGTAATCTATAAGTACAAACGCAAGAAGAATTAGGTAAAGGAAAGCACCCTTTGCCTGGTTCTTCTTTTTTGTTTGTGTGAACCCTCCCGAGTGCCGCATGAAATCCAGGGCGGCACTATGAAAGAAGAAAGAGAATATGCTAAAGAAGTTATGTAGTTACCCGGGCTGCCACAAGGTAGTAGATGCTGGGACTAAGTACTGTGATAGACACAGGAACACGGATAAAGAGAAGTACAGAGAATATAAGCGTAAGCGCATGGAGAACGAAGAGGAAGCCCGGCGGCAGCAGTTTTATAATAGCAAGCCCTGGGAAGGATTCAGAACGAGCCAGGCAGCGGCGCAGTTTGGTATAGATATATTTGAATACTATACCACAGGAAAGATTATAGAAGCAGAGCAGTACCACCACATAGAAGAGATAGTAGAAGCATGGCATAGAAGACTTGATAGAGACAATGTAATAGGGTTGAGCGAAGCGAACCATAGACGCATACATAAAGAATATGATCGCGGCTACATGGCAAAAAAGAAGATGCAGCGAACGCTTTACGATATGCTACAGCGCTTCCGGCGTGAGTTCGGAGACAGTGGGGGGATATAAAAAGTTTTTAAAGCCTTTTTAAAGTCACGAGTTCAATCTGTTGTGAAAAAAAACGCCGATTTTTTATATAGGGGGGTGTCTGAGAAGGTGGCAGTATGGCAAATGAGGAAAAAAAGACGGAAAAAAACAAGCCAAAGCCTTGCCCGAAGTGGTTAAGTGACGCGGCGAAAAAAGAGTGGCGAAGGATAGCGAAAATCTTCGCAGAAGAAGAAAAAGAATTTACAGACAAAGACCTTAAAGCCCTAGAAGCATATTGCACGAACTATGCAAAGTGGCAGAAATGCGAACAGATCATAGATGAAAAAGGATACAGTATGGAAGTGGGCGATAACGGATACGAGCAACAAAGACCAGAGGTAAGTATAGCAAACAAAGCACAGACAGAAATGAGAGCCTGGGCGAAAGAATTAGGATTAACACCAGCAGCGCGACAAAGAATGAAAGCAGAGAGCGCACAAGGCGAAAGCGGCATAGACGCAGAGCTGGACGGAATGATAGCACATGATTAACAAGGAATTGCTTTTAGCTGCCTGGTTGGAGAAGTTACAAAAGAAGTGGGATACGGAAGAATACTACTACGATGTAGAGGAAGCAAAGAAAGTATTTAAGTTCGTGTCGAAGTTGACTAATGACAGAGGAGCAAGCCGAAACTTTGACTTATTAGAATTTCAGTTTGAAATAGTAACAGAAATACTATGTGTGAAGCGAAGGGAAGACGGTAAGCGAAAACATAGAGAAGCACATATAAATATACCGCGTAAAAATGGTAAATCATTTCTAGCGGCGATTATAGTAGTGTACCTATTTTTCTGCCAGCGGCATATCTTCGGCGCGCTTTTTATTTTAACGGCAAATACAACCAAACAGGCGGGCGAGCTGTACGGAACGGTAGAGCATTTCATAAAAGCAAATAAGACACTACGCCGCTACTGTAAGATTACAAGCAGTACGAAAACCATTATACGAAAAGATAACGGTAATAAGCTTATGGTGCTGTCGTCAGATGCAGACAACGCCGACAGTTTTAATGATTATGTAGCCGTCCTGGACGAGATACACCAGGCAAAAAACGACGAAATGTATGGAAAGTTAAGAACGGGGCAAGGAGCATGGGACGAGCCGCTAATAATGACAATTACAACGGCTTCCAGCGGAGAAGACCCGGCAAACCCGGAAATGCAGCTTTACACTATGGCGAAGAAAATAGAAGCCGGGGAAGTGAACGACCCGAGCTTTTACTACAGGATTTACGAAGCTGATAAGGATTGTAATGTAGAGGACGAAACACAATGGTATAAATCAAACCCGGCGTTAGGAGTATTTAGGAAACTGGAAGACCTGGCGAACTTTGCAAAGCGTATAAGACTTATGCCTTTACAGGAAAATATGTTTAGGCGTATGTTTTTGAACCAGCACGTAGCGTTAGACCATGAAAAAGGTGCTATAAATATGGATTTGTGGGACTTGTGCACGAAAAAGGTAGACACGAAAGACCTAGAAGGCTGGAAGTGCTGGGGTGGCTTGGATTTATCAAGTAAAAATGATATTACGGGCTTTGTCCTGGTATTTTATGAAGAGACAACCGGGCGATTTATCGTAGTACCGTACCTGTATACGCCGAAAGAAACGGTAGCATACAGGCAGCATAAGGACAATAACCCTTATGAATACTGGATAAAAAAAGGCGATTTGATAGCTTTAGACGGAAAATATGTAAATTTTGAACGCTTCTTAGACCATGCGGTAGAACTGGACGAAAAATACAGGATAGAACAGATAGGCTTCGACCAGTGGGGAAGTACAACAATCATAAACAGATTAGAAGACCGCTGGGACGTTATCCCGATAGGACAGGGAACTAAGACCATGACACAGGTTATTAACGATTTTGAGAACCTATTAGTAGACGAAAGGCTGATTATTGCAGAAAATGAGTGCTTCCGATTCATGGCGAAGAACTGTATAGCAGTTTACGACGAAATGTTAGGAGTTAAGTACAGCAAGAAGAAAAGTAAATTTAAAATCGACGGTGTAATAGCTATGCTTATGGGCTTGCTATTATGCATCGAAGAAAATGGTATTGAACACTATAACCCGGTGGAATACCTGGACGCGATGTAAGAAGGAAAAAATATGCTTAAGAAGTTAAAAAACATAAAGAAAAAAATAGTGATCGCAGACGGGCTATTATTGGCAGCTATGGCGGTAGTGTTTGGGACGACATACGACATAAACCCGCATATCGGTATGTATGTTTTAGCTGCTGAGCTGGCAGCAGTCGCGATTATGATAGTAAGGAGTGGTAAAAGTTAATGTTTTTGGATTTTTTGGAAAAAAGAAGCGAAGAAGTAGACGATACGCCGCGACTTACGGACGAAGAAAAGCTTTTTTTAAAGGTTTTCGGGATAGAAGAAGACCAACCAGCGGCGGCAATGAAGGAAGCAACCTACTTTACCTGTATAAAAAAGCTGTCGGAAGCAGTGGCGAAAACGCCGCTATATCTTACCCAGGACACGGAAACAGGCGAAAGAAGGGCAAAAGAACATCCGTTATATGAACTTTTGAGCTTAAGACCAAACCCGTATATGACGGCGGTAGACTTTTGGAAGGCAATAGAAGCCACCAGGCAGCACGAAGGCATAGCCGGAGCGGTAAAAGTGTACGGAAGAAAAGGGAAAATAGAAGCTTTGTACCCTTGCACGATAGAAGGAATCACTATAGACGATGCGGGCGTACTCAGATCAACCAAAAAGCATAAAGTTTTAGTTGATTTCAAAGTACCAGGTACGGGAATGAACGAAAGCGCCTTTTATGAGGATTTGCTGATATTCAAAGGCTTTACTATGGACGGAATCAACACGGAAGCAGTAAGGACTATCGTAAAAAGCACGATAGACGTACAGATTAAAGCACAGAATTACCTTAATACGTTATTTGATAACGGGTTGACTAACAAAATGGTAATACAGCTTACAAGTGACATAAGAGACGAAAAAGAGCTTAAGAAGATACAGGAAAAGTTTGGAAAGCTTTACAGTAAAGGGAAACGTATCTTTACAGTACCAGCGGGATTTAATGTACAGCCAGTTAATTTATCGCTGGCAGACGCGCAATACGAACAGATCAGAAGAATGTCTATTAGTCAGATCGCGGCGCTATTCGGTATAAAAATGTATCAGCTTAATGACTTGAAAGACACAAATAATAATTCGCTAGAACAGCAGCAGTTAAGTTTTTTAGTAGATACATTGCTTATCTTGTATGAGTCAATCGAACAGGAAGTTACGTGGAGCTGTTTAACAAAAGAGGAAAGAACACAAGGGTATAAAGCGAAGCATAACACAAATGTAATATTACGTTCTTCGCCGGAAACACAGCAAAAAATACTATGCGCTTATGTGGCTGGTGGAATTATGAAACCGAACGAAGCGAGGTTAGAACTTGGACGTGAAACCACAGAGGACGGCGACGACCTTATAGTAAATGCGGGTGTGCTTAAGCTTAAAGATTTGGGAAAGGAGATAAAGGGTAATGCCGAAGAATGAAACACACAACAGGGAAGAAACAGTAGGAATACAGGAAAAAAGAAATTATGTAGCAGCCCAGGAAATACAGCTTGAAGTAAGAGCAGCGGCAGAAGGCGGAGAAAGCCGGACGATTGGCGGATATGCAGTTAAGTATAATACGCCTGTAGTTATTACTGATCGCTGGGGCGACAAATATTTAGAGGAAATCGCCGCCGGGTGCTTCGATGAAAGTTTAAGCAGATGCAAAGAGAGCGGCAGCGAGATAAAAGCCTTATGGAATCACGACACAAGCCGCCCGCTTGGAAATACGAAAACGGACACACTAAGATTTAACACGGGGGACACTACCGGGCTGAATTACGATATTGATTTACCTAACAATACATGGGGAAACGATGTACGGGAAAGTGTGCAGCGTGGAGATGTAGACGGTAGCAGCTTCGGTTTTATCTGCCAGGAAGATAAATGGAGCAAGGTACAACATGAAGGCGAAGAAATGTACAAAAGAAGCATTATAAAAGCGGAGCTGCTAGAAGTAAGCCCGTGTACGTTCCCAGCTTATGACAGTTCACAAATTAACTGTAGAAGTTTTGAACGTATGAAAGCAGATGCAAAAGAAGAGCAAAGGCTGGAAGAGCTGAGAAAAGAAGCGAGACTACTAGAAATCGCAGATAAAAACAATAAGGAGTAACAAAATGACAGTACAGGAATTAAGAGAAGCGATTACACAGAAAACAGAGGAAATTAACGGATACCTGGAAAGCAGAGACGCGGACAAGGCAGAGGAAGCGTTAGCAGAAAAAAGAAAATTGCAGAAATTACTTGCAGTAAGAGAAGCAGAAGACGACGAAGAACGGGAAGACCTGGGAAGACAGAGAAAACAGAAAGAAAGTAGAACCACAGGAGCAGTAAGCGAGTTGAGAGCTGCCGTTAAATTTGCTTTGCATGGAAAAGCAGCATTAACAGACGAAGAAAGAGCAGCGGTAAACATTGACGGAAACGCCGCTATTCTGCCGGAACAGTTTGTAAATGATATCCAGGTATTAAGAGCTGGATTCCCGAGCCTTAAAAACCATTGCCATATCATTAAAGCAACTTCTAATCATGGTAAAATGCCATTTGCAAAAATTGGCGGTAAAAAGCTGAAAAAGTATAAATCTGGAACGAAGCTTACGGGAGAAGCAGCAAATACAGAGGACATTCAGTACAACATTGAAAACTACGGAGCACTTGTACCAATCGCAAACGATTTACAGGAAGACGAAGCCGTTAATATCGTACAGGAAGTTATTAAGCCGGACTTCGCGGAAGCTGGGGTTAATACTGAAAATGATGAAATTATGCAGATCGTAGAAGGAAGTGCGGTAGACAAGTCTACAGGTGCGAAAGATTGGAGAGATGTAAAGAAAATCATTGACGGAGTATTACCGACGCTTCGAGGAAGAGTAGTAGTAATTACAAATCTTTCCGGCAGCGTGTACTTGAAGTCCCAGGAAGACAAGAACGGAAGAAACTTAGACCTGGTTAAAGAGGTAAATGGTAAGGAATACTTCCAGGGCAAAGAACTTATTACGCTGAGTGATGAAGACATTACAGCAAGCGCTACAGGAAAAATGATTTTTTATGTAGTAAACCTGTATGCGCTGGTTAAATTCTTCGAGAGAAAAGGCTATACAGTATCCACGGACAAATCTGTTTTCTTCGAGTCTGACGAACTGGCATTAAAAGTACAGGAACGCTTTGACTGTGAGAAATTGGACGAAAGAGCAGATTTTAAAGTAGAATTCACACCAGCATAGGCGGTAGATCATGGCGATCACATTACAGGAAGCGAAAGAATATTTACGTGTAGGATATGACGACGATAACGACTATATCACAGAGCTTATAGAAATATCAGAAGCTTATATAGACGGTTGCGTAGGTACTGCATACCGGGAAAAGAATAAGTATAGCTGCGAGGAAGAATATAAGAGAGGGTGCAGACTTGCTACCCTCTTACAAAAGAAAATAATAAGCGATATGTATGATATTAGAGGGACTACCGTAAGTAATAATACAAAACAGGATAACATTACAAAAACTATACTGGATAAGCTGGCGAACGTGGGGTAGTGATATGTATGTAATGATACAGAAACGAGAAAAGACTGTAGAGAAGGGGCGACCAGTAGAAAAGTGGAATAATTACTTAAAATGCTGGTGTGAAGTGAAAAGCTTATATGGGAAAGAACTGTATACAGCACTGGAAGCAAAGCTAGAAAATGTAATGAACTTTGAAACACGCTATTGTAAAGCCTTGGAAGCATTGAATACGAAAGAATACAGGGTAGTATGGGGCGAACGCATATTTAAGCTTATCAATGCAGATTACGGAAAGTACGACCGTAAAAAAATAGTGCTTAAAGGACAAGAAGTAGTATGAGTTTCAATATCACTATGAATTTTTTAGGACTGGATGAAGTGCAGAAAGAAATAGAAAGACTCAGTACGGAGTCAGAACTAAAAGCCCTAAATAAAAAGATTGTAAAGAAAGCCGGAAAAGTTGGCTTAGAAGAATCAGAAGGGCAGATAAGAAAGAAAGCATACAGCAAAAACCCTATGAAATCCGGGCGACGCGGCAGCAGAACAGGGCAGCACGCGGCGGATAATGTGCCGGAAAAGGGAACAACACAAAGCGGGAACTATGGAGAAGTTATAGGCTGGGAAAAAAGTGATACTTCGCCATTCTTCTACATGAAGTTCCATGAATGGGGTACAACGATGCATAAGCCTAAAAAATTCATGCTGGAAGCGGCGCGCCCGACGTATCAAGCGCTAAAGAGTATAGCAGAAGAAGAATACGAGAAAGTTTTAAAGGAAAAGTTAGAGGGATAATATGGCACTTCTAAGCGAAAAAGAAAAACAGCAGCTTAAGCAGATTATAGCGGATTATCCGAATAACGAAGACCTGGATTTAACAGCATATATAGCAGAAGTAATAGGTATAACAGGAAAGCACGTAGAAGAAGGCTGGTACAACCAAGATATAAACGATACACACATTACTTTTTACTATATAACGGATACAGACGCAAACCATAGCGACGATAAGAACGAAGCAGAAGAATACTATATACAGGTAGATATATGGAGTGAAGAAGATTGTTTTCTTTTGAAACGGAAAATAAAGAAATTACTTAAGAAGGCGGGCTTTACATATTTTGCGGGGAATGATGATTATGAACAGGATACGAAAATATACCATAAAGCAGCAAGATTTTATTTTTTAATAAATACCGAAGGAGAAGATTAAAGTAATGAAAGTCCAGGAAAATAAGCAGACAATCGAGAGAAGCAGAGTAGTAGGCTTAAAAGACATTTGCGTAGCAGCAGTTACCACAAACGACGCTACAACATATGCAGCGGAAATACCTACCAGGCTGGCGAAAGCAATCACAGCAACTATTAAAGAGACGTTCGAGGTAGAGTACTTATACAGTGACGACGAAGTAGAGGATACTACAGAGACATTTGTAAAAGCAGAGATCGAGTTGGAAGTAAACAGACTGACACCGGGAGATTATGCGCTGTTATTCGATTCTCTGTATAAAGGCGGCTACCTGGTAAAATCAGAGAGCGACAGAGCGAAAGAAGTAGCTTTAGGATTCAGAGCGAAGCAGAACAACGGGAAGTACGAATTTGTATGGTACTATTGCGGAAAAGCAGAGCACCCGGAAGAGTCTTACGAGACGATCAAGGACAAGAAGACGGCGCAGACACAGAAAATTACTTTTACATTCTATGCGAGAAAGAAAGAAGATACAGTAGATGGAAAAGCAAAGCGCTTCTATGCACTTAAAGTAGATGAGTCGCAGTTATTAGAAGAACATACAAACGCTAAAAAAGCTATTGCGGAATGGTTCGGAGCGGTACAGGAATACAAAGCAGATGTAGCAGCGTAAAAAGAGAAAAAAAAGGGGCGGTGTCAGAATATGACACCGCTAAAAGGTATAAAAATGAGAATTACAATTAACGAAAAAGAATATGAAAGCGGAAAAATTACAAGAGAAAAATACAGATCATTTTGTGAAACGTTCGATAGCTTTTTGAAGAAAGATGCTAATTCTATGGTTTTCACAGATGAAGACTTAGATAAAATGATTGAATCTATCGTAGTGGTATACGGGAATCAGTTTACATTTGATGAAGCCAGCGACGCGCTGGACGAAATCCCGGATATTCTGCTTAATTTCTCACTTATCAATGCGGAAATACTGAATAAGAGCAATTTACAAGCAGAAAAGACGGCAAAGACAGGGAAAGCAAATATTATTACAATCGGCGGAAAAGAATACGATTGCGGAAAGATTGGAAGAAAGAAATACAAAGCTTTCCGCGAGGTATACGAAAGACTGACGCGCCCGGAGAAACAGACATATACAGATACGGAGCTGGATGAAATGATTAACACTATCGTACTGGTATATGATAATCAGTTTACTTTTGAAGAAGCGAATAAATCTTTAGAAGATGTTTCGGAGATTATTTTTAACTTCGGACTAATTAACGCGAATATCCTTAAAAAGCTTAAGGACGAAGCAGCGGGCGCAAAAAAAAATTTAAGCTCACAGGTGTAATAGATTATTACCTGGAATGTGAGGAAGGAGATAAAAGGCTATACAGAATAACGACATATGCTTACAGAAGATTTATAAAGCTTATGGAAAAAATTAGCCGTACAGATGATGAAGACGACTTATTAGAGCTGTACGCTGCCGTGATACAGGTTGTATTTAACGACAGGGTAGAGAATGAAGAAATAGAACGGCTGGACGTAACAGACATTATAGACACGTTTGGAGCGATAGTAGAAATCATAGATATTTCTGTAAATGAAAAAATAAGGTATCTAGGTACAATGCTGGGCGGAACGATGGAAGAAGACCAGGGTAGTGCGTTCGATGAATACGACCAGGAAAACGGATACATTGAAGAAACGACACAGGAAGATGTATGGAGATCATACGGGGATAACCTAGACGCTATCCTACAGATATGTATAAAAAGTATGCGGAACAGCTATAAGGAGTGCTTAGAATCAGATTTAAGCGACTTATTGGACTACGTTGTATTTCAAGTCGAATATGACCGGGAAAAGTAGACATAAGGAGCGTAATAAATGGCTGGTGCAAGTCTCAGAGTAGGGGCGAATACAAGCGAGTTTACCAGTCAAATGAAATCAATGCTTACGCAAATGAAGCTTGTTACCAGTGAATACAAGGTAGAAGCAGCACAGGCGAAAGCATTAGGAAATCAAACAGATTTACTTAAGGCGAAAAAGACGGAGCTTACAAGTAAGATTAAGCTGCAAACGGACGCGATCAAGCTACAGGAAACCAACTTAACAGCCCAGAAGCAGAAGCTTACAGAACTGATTGAGAAGGAAGACAAAGCAAAGCAGAAGGTAGCAGAACTTACAAAAGCCCACGAAGATAGCGTTAAGGCGACTGGAAAAGACAGCGAGGAAAGCCAAAAACTAAATGCACAGCTAGAAGAAGCAAAAGAAGCACACGCAAAGGCTACAAATGCTGTAAAGAAACAGGAAGACGCGATAGCGAAGAATACGGTTAAACTGAATGAATCGAAAGCGGCGCTTACTGAACAGAATACAGCATTAAAAAACACAGAAGAAGAATTAACGAACGCCGGAAAAAAATGGACTGTTTTCGGACAGGAAATACAGACGGCGGGAAGTAACATGGACGAAGCCGGGAACAAAACTTTGAGCCTGGGCGACGTTATTAAAGCTAATCTTATTTCTTCCGCGATCATAAGCGGAGTAAAAGAACTTGCCAATGGTATAAAGGAACTTGCAAAAGGCGCGATAAGTGTAGGAATGGACTTCGAGAGCGGTATGAGCCAGGTAGCGGCTACTATGGGTATGACTACCCAGGAAATAGCCGGGGGAAGCGAAGCTTATACAAAACTGGAAAATGCAGCAAAAGAAGCCGGAAATACAACACAGTTTAGCGCGACACAGGCAGCAGAAGCCCTTAACTATATGGCACTTGCCGGATACGATGCAGACAAAGCGGTAGAGACATTACCAACAGTTCTAAACCTGGCAGCAGCCGGGGGAATGGACTTAGCGACAGCTTCCGATATGGTAACGGACAGCATGAGCGCACTAGGGGACAAAGCCGGAACTACAGAAAGCTTTGTAGATAAAATGGCGAAGACCTCACAAAAGAGTAATACCAGTGTGCAGCAGTTGGGCGAAGCGCTGCTTACTGTAGGCGGAACGGCTAAGAGCTTAGCGGGCGGAGTTACCGAAGCGAATACCGTATTAGGAATATTCGCGGATAGTGGAACAAAGGGAGCGGAAGGCGGAACAGCGTTACGAAACGTTATCTTAAGCCTTACAGCACCGACAGATACAGCAAAGAAGAAAATGCAAGAATTAGGGCTTGAAGTCTTCGATGCAAACGGGAATATGCGACCGTTAAATGAGACTTTCCAAGACCTTAACGGAATCCTGGGGGATATGACCCAGGGAGAACAGACAGAAGTTTTAAATACAATCTTTAATAAAGTAGACCTTAAGAGCGTAAACGCGCTACTTGCGAACAGCGGCGAGCGGTTCAATGAGTTGAGCGGTTATATAGAAAATTCTACGGGAGCTGCCGAAAATATGGCGGCGACAATGAATGATAACTTACAGGGCAAAATTACAATATTAAAGAGTGGGCTTGAAGGACTAGGAATAGCTGCTTATGAAAAGTTCGAGACACCGTTAAAAAATGCAGTAACAAATATTACGAACGTAATAGGAGATTTGCAAACAGATTTAACTAGCGGAGAACTAAGCGGCGCACTTGATAAGATTGCTACAGGGTTCGGAAACCTGGTAGAAAAAGCTAGTGAAATTATTGTAGCAGTATTGCCGAAAATATTAGAAGGGCTGGGCTGGATAGCAGATCATGGAGACACGATAGCAAGTATATTAGCGGCAATAGGCGCGGGATTTGCAGTATTTAAGGTAGCGTCGATAATTAACGGCGTAGTAACGGCTATACAGGGACTTACGGCAGCGGAAGTAGCTTTAAATACAATACAGAAGCTTGTAAATGTAACAATGGCTGCTAATCCGATGATGTTAATTATTACGTTGGTTGCTACACTGGTAGCGGCTATAGTCGGATTTGTAGCGACAAATGAAAATGCGAGAACAGCGGTAGTAAATGCCTGGAACGTTGTAAAAGATACAATAGGAAAAGTAGTAGGAGAAATTGCAAAATTCTTTACAGAAACAATACCGAACGCACTTAGTAAGGTTGTAGATTTTGTAAAAGATAACTGGCAAGATATCCTGTTATTATTGGCGAATCCATTCGCGGGAGCAGTTAAGTTACTGTATGAGCATTGCGAAAGCTTCCGAAACATTGTAGATAATATAGCTTCATTTTTCCAGGAATTACCGGGGAAAATTTGGGACGCAATCCTGGGCACGGTTGAGAAGATAGCAACCTGGGGCGAAAATGTAAAGACAGCGGCGACACAGGCGGCAAGTAACGCTATAACAAGCGTTATTACATTCTTCCAGGAATTACCGGGCAAGATTTGGGACGCAATCCTGGGCGCGGTTACGATTGTAACGACCTGGGGCGAAAACATGAAAACGGCAGTTGTACAGGCTGCTACAGAATTTGTAACAAATGCAGTAACATTTTTCCAGGAATTACCGTATAAAATCGGCTATGTAATCGGTCAAGCAATCGGAAATGTAGTACAGTTCGGTATTGACCTGGTAACATGGGCGACTACAGAAATACCGAATTTTATTAACACGGTAATAACATTCCTGGTAGAGCTTCCAGGAAAAATTTGGGACGCGATAGTAAGCGCGATCACGAACGTACAGAACTGGGGACAGCAGATATACACGGAAGCAACAACGTATATACAAAATACGATAACTTCCGTAGTGGGATTCCTGGTAGAGCTTCCAGGTAAGATTTGGAACGCAATAGTAAGCGCGATTACAAATATGGCGAACTGGGGGCAGCAGATGTTAAGCCAGGCGAGCGCGGCAGCATCGAATATTTTAAGTAATGTATATTCAACACTCTCACAGATGCCGGGAAGAGTTTGGAACGCAATACAGGGCGCTATACAATCTGTAGCAAACTGGGGAAGCGGACTACTGCAACAGGGCAGAAACGCGGCAAGTCAGTTAGTAAGTGCTGTGATTAACGGTGTAGCTTCGCTACCGTCGCAAATGGCGAGCGTAGGATACAATATCGTAACTGGTGTATGGAATGGAATATGCAACGCCGCTGGCTGGTTCAGACGACAAGTACGGAGCTTCTTTAGCGGAATCGTAGACGGTGTAAAAAATGCGCTTGGTATTCATTCGCCGTCGAGGGTATTCCAGGACGAAATAGGTAAGTACATGGCACAAGGAGCGGGCGTAGGTTTCACAAACGAACTTGGAAATGTCGAAGAAGACATAAATAAGAGCCTGGGAACACTTACAAAGAACGTAGCAAAGATTACACCGATAACAGAAGTTAAGCAGAGTGCGAAAGTAGTAGCACTGAACAATAGAGTAGATACTACACAATTTACGGACAATTCAGAGAAGACCGTAATAGTAGAAATTACGAATATTACAGAGCTTGACGGAAAAGAGATAGCACGAAAGACAACGAAGCGAGTAGTTAAGAACGTAACGAAAGAACAGAAAAATAAGCAGAAAGCGAAAGGGACGGCATAATGAACGGAGTATATTATACAATATACAACAATATTAGGGACAGAGACGCGGGCGTTAAGCCCGTGAGCCGCCCTAATATCCCTACGGCAGAGCAAGAATACGATGAGATAAAAGTACCGGGAAGAGACGGAAATTTATACAGAAAAAAAGGAACGCTAAAAGATATTGATATCGAGATCACTTATAACTTTCTGTCGGAATGCCCGGAAGACTGGGCGAAAGACTATAGAAGCATAAAGCGGCGATTCCTTAAGGAAAGTACAGGTATGCTTATGTTTTCGGACGACCCAGGCTATTATTACAAAGTGAAGAAGATTGATATAGGAACAAACGAGCGCCTAGCTAAGCGTATCGGAAAATTCCAGGTAACATTTACTTGCGAAGGATATATGTACCTAACAGAAGGGGCAGAAACCAGGAATTTAAGCAACACACTGTATAATGCTTTTGAAGAGTGCAAACCGGTGTACGAGATCACAGGAGACGGCGTATGCACACTTACTGTAAATGGTACAAAAATTACGGCAAATATCGGCGGGAAGCTGGTAATAGATACTGGGCTGAAACTTTGCTACACGGCGTTAAAGGAAACGGCAAACAGAAGGCTTACAGGGTATTATGAAGACCTGTATTTAAAAGAAGGGGAAAATACATTTAGTGTAAGCCCTGGATTTACAGTTAAGATAAAACCTAACTGGCGGTGCAGATAAATGATAGAGGTATACGTTAAAGGTAATGAGGATTACGAAAGCAATGGAGATATGACCTTAACGCCGACTACGTGCGAAGTAGAACTTACTGTAGAAGGAATAGCAGAGCTTACCTTAGAACATCCTATAGACGACCTGGGGCGCTGGGAATACCTGGTAAATGATAATGTGATAGCAGCACCTACGCCATACTCAAAGAAGCAGCTTTTTAGAATCTATGATTATACAAAGACTGAGACAGAAGTAACGGCTTATGCAAGACATATTTTCTATGATTCTGCCGGGGAAATGCTGGTAGATGTAAGACCGACGGACAAGACAGGGCAAGAAGCGTTAGATATAATCTTAAGCGGCACTAAGTATAAAGCGAAGACAAATATTAAAACGCGATCCACAGCCTACTATATCCGTAAAAACATCATGGAAGCAATCGGCGGGGACAATGAAAACAGCTTTATAAATCGCTGGGGCGGCGAAAGAATGTATGATAATTTTACTGTTATCATAAATGATCGCCTGGGTGGGGACTATGGAGCGTGCGCAGAGTTTGGGCAGAATATGACAGGGATAGAAGCGGACATAAGTATAGACGATGTAGTAACGCGAATTATCCCGGTATCATACAACGGGCACACCCTGGAAGGGGAAGAACCGTGGATAGATAGCCCGATCATTGGAAGCTATGCAAATCCCAGGGTAGCAGTTATTAAATTTGAAGATGTTAAGTTGCTGGAAGATTGCCAGGAAGGGGAAGAAGGATTTAGTACGCTGGAACTTTTAAGGGAAGAACTTAAAAGACGGTGCACGAAAGAGTATGAAAACGGGCTTGATAAGCCGAAAGTAAATTATAAAGTAGACCTGGTAGAAGTTGCGAATACGGAAGACTATAAAGACTACAAGAAATTAACAACAATAGGAATAGGCGACGACGTATTAACAAAGGACAGAAAGCTTAAGATAAATGTAACGGCAAGATGTATAAGGCTTGTGTACGACTGCATAGAGGAAGAAAACGCAGAAGTTGAGCTAGGGAACTTTATAGAAAATTATTTTGACAAGACAACCAGCGCGGCAGATATTATACAGAAAGTAACCAGGGAAGACGGGACGCTTAAGGCAGAAGAAGTATACGGTAAAATCGACGCTGTAAAGGCACAATTAAAAGCCCAGCGCGACATATCGCAACCTTCAGAAGTAAGGGCGGTAATATTTGAAGACCTGGTAGAAGGAAGCCCAACTTACGGGGCTATGTCTATCGGTACAATGGGCTTCTGTATTGCATCAGAACGTACAGCAGACGGGAAAGACTGGGATTGGAAGACCTTTGGAACTGGTAGCGGCTTTTACGCTGATTATATATGCGTCGGGCAGCTTGACGGAGCACTTATAAAAGCAGATAGCATACAAGCGGAATCTATCAGCATCAACTATAAAAAGTCGGTGGAAACCCATATAAGCGAAGCGGTAAACACTGTAGAGAGAAACTATAAAAATGATATCGACGGGCTTAAAAGCGATTTCAAGAAAACCTACACTACTTTTCAGTATGTAGACGAAACAGCGGGAAACCTGGCAAATGAAGCAGAAAGCAACGCGAACAGCTATACGGAAGAAAAACTTAAGAAATATGTTACTACGGTCGAAATGGGGACATCAATAAACCAGACAGCAGAAGAGATTAAGACCGAAGCGAGCAAGAAGTATACAACGTATAAGTATGTAGATGATTCCGCCGGAGCAGCAGAAACAAACGCAAAAGGGTATGCGGATACTGTAGGAGCGGGAGCAAAGAGTTATACAGACGAAAAGCTTAAGAAATATGTTACTACTACAGAAATGAATACGGCGATAAGTCAGACAGCGGAACAGATCAAGACCGAAGCAAGCAAAACTTATACCAGTTTTCAGTATGTAGATGAAACGGCGGGAAACCTGGCAAGCGAAGCAGAAACAAACGCAAAAGGGTATGCAGATAAGGTAGGCACAGGGGCGAACAGCTACGCCGATACAGTGGGAACAAATGCGAAAAACTACGCGGA